GGATGATGATTTAAAAATTCTTGTAAATTTCTTTTTTCTTTAGCAACATTTAAACTGCCATTTTTAAATACAATATGAGCTAAAGTTGTAGGTCCTTTTTGCTCATCTACAAAAATACTTTTTTGATTAGTAGCATATCTTAATTCTCTTTCATAACCTTGTTCAGGATCAAACCAAACTAACGGATTACGCGTTGTATGCTTACTAGGTATTGTCCAAGTTAATGGTTGTTTGTTGTTTAGTAAATAATAATATCTATCTTTATACTCCCAATTATCTTTTTTAGTTGGAGTCTTTTTTGTTTTTGTTTCCATAATATAATATAATATAATAATAAAGACCCCGCCTAAGCGGGATCTTTAAATAATTGTTTTAGCTAGAAGGAGCAGTACCTTTGAATAATACAAAGTTGTTTGCAGCCTGAGTAACTAAACATCTTTCACTTAAAAAGTGAACTGTCATAGCATCTAAACCATCAGTAAAAGCACCGCCTACAGAACCTGTAACCCAGTTTTTATATCTTCTATCTTCAGTTTCAGAAGCTCTATATCTTACGTGTAAGAAAGGTCGTCTGATATTTGATCCTAACATTTGATCATATACTGTAGTAGTTCCAGCAGGAATTAATACACCTTCAATAGCTTTAGACATACCACGTGTTGTAGCATCGTTTAAGTATTTCCAGTCAGTTTTATAGAAGTCATAAGAACCTCTTCTAAAACCTGTAAAACCAAAGTTAAGTGCCATTTCAGCTTCATTGTCAAATAAACCGTAAGAAGCACCTGCATTAGAAGCAGCTGCAGAATTAACAGCAGCTAACATATTATCAAAATCTAAAGCAGTAGCTCTATTTAAGAATAACATGTTTTCTTCAATGGCTCCTTGCTTATCTAAGTTTTTGAGTATTTCATCAAAGTCAGCTAAAGCAGCTGAACCAACAGCACCACCTGGACCGTTAAAGCCTTGGTATACATTACCTCTATCTTCGATAGCAGCAAATAAACCTTCAGTGCCTTTTAGTTTTACTGTAGATTGGTTAGGCATACCTGGATTATAACCTCCAGTTGTGTCTACTTTCTCACCTTCAACCATTGCCATTTCCATGTAATCTTCAAAACGTAATCTAGTTTCAGACTCAGCTTTTAAGTACCACATGTATCCAGATGTTCCATCTTCAGTAGCAACTTCAATCCAACCTATTTGAGCAGCGTCAGAACCATTAACTTGATACTTGTCTCTTAATATAATTGGTGAGTTGTTAAACTCAGTAAAGCTAGGCTCTATTGAATCTAGACCATCATCATTAGATCCTTTTCCAAACTCAGAACCGTAAACAAAAAGTTTAACTTTACCAGTTTTTAAACCAGCTACAATGTTTCCTTGATTTCCATAAGGAACAACTTCTATTTTAGCTTCAGTTGAATTAGCACCTGGTTGCGTTACTGTTTTTACAATAGCTTTTTGCGTTATTAAACCTGAACTA